CTTATGGCAAAGTTCCGCGCCTTGGTACAATTGGAAAGAATCACATTCAGAGCAGCTTATCTTTTGTATAAGCTGTTCTTTTTCTTGCTGCTCTGAATATGATACTTTCCTTAAGAATTGTATCACAGGGATGAGGGCAAAACAATATGACAGTGGGAAAGGAGGGGTGAAGGAATGTGGATTTCAAAAAAGAAGTGGCAGGCCCTGGAAAAAAGAGTAAATGACCTTGAAGGGCAAATTCAAAGCCAGCTAATCAATTTTGCGCCGAAGTTCCTAATTGATGGCATCACTGCCAATAGTGACTGCGATGATTTGATCAAAAAACACAACGAGATACTGAAACGGTATTTTGCTGGTTCCATTGATTAATGTTGCATTTTCTGGCAGAACACAGCCATCATTTCCATCAAGACGTGTGGGGTCTGGAATTTCATTGATTTCACGATAAGAAGCAATCATAGGAAGGGGGTAGAAGGCGATGAGGCGACAGAAGGACCTGGACAAATACAATAATGATTTGCAGTGGGACAAGTTTGCGGATCAGCTTCTGTGGGCACTCTGCATCATAGTCTTACTGCTGACGGCGGCATACATATACAGGTACATGCAGGTGTGCGAGTTAATACGGATGCTGGGAAGGATGTAAGATGTTTGAGAACCATGACAATAAAAAACGCCCCTGAAGCTACGGGAATAGCTTCAGGGGCAGGTCATTCGCAGACCAAAAAACACTATGGTTATTATACCTGCGGATGACCGAAAAGTCAAGGCATGAGGCGGATTTTCCCCCGCCAGATGACTTGATAAAAGGGATTAGACTTAGCAGGGAGTGGACAGATGCACAGATACAAACAGATAGAGTATAAGGCGGGCGCCACGATAGAGATAGTCAAATGCATCCCAAGGAAATACCGGGGAGGAAAAGGCACACCAAGGGCAAAGAAGACCAGGGAGGAAATACAGGAGGCCAACATGAGGCAGGCAGCCCGGAAGCTGGCCAGAAAGATCAATGCGAACTTTAGGCCAGGGGACTGGCATGTGACATTAACCTATAAGGACAAGCCCACCAAGGAGGAGGCGCAGGAGTACATCGCAAATTTCCTTGACCGGATGCGGGATAGGTACAAGAGGCGTGGACATCCGTTGAAGTATGTCCTGGTTACGGAGTACAAGGGAAAGCGGATACACCACCATGTCATCTTAAACAACAGCAACGATGGGAAGAGGACCACGGCAGACTTTGTGAGGGAGATATGGAAGGGAAGGGGGAACCCGAAGTTTGTATCCCTCTATGACAGCGGGGAGTATCAGCAGCTGGCCGATTACTTAATCAAGGAGACGGAAAGGACCTTCCGTGAAGAGGACTGCCCGGTCAGGCAGCGGTATTCCTGCTCCAGGAACCTGATAGAACCGCCACCCAGGTATAAGACCGTGAAGGTAAGGAAGGGATGGGAGATGGACCCAAAGCCAAGGACAGGTTATTACATCCTGCCAGACAGCCTGTATAACGGATTTGACAAGGCGGGGTATCCATACCAGAGATACGTAATGGTAAAGATCAGACCAAAGGAAAGTGACTGGGAGCCGGAAAGGAGGAGGGAACGGTGCAGGACGTGAACATCTACATAGGGACATCCTTCCATGGGCCTGCCAGACGGGACGGGGAATACATATACATCCTGGAACATATCCGGGACGGGATACCGATAACCAGGGAAGGGATGGGAAGGCTGGAGGGAGTCACTGAGAACCAGCTGGCGCTTACGGCCCTGGCAGAGGCCCTGGACCGCATCAACTGTCCATGCAGTCTTAGGGTCCATACGTCATGCCAGCATATCCTTAACAGCATGCAGAACAGCTGGGCCAGACAGTGGCAGAAAAACGGATGGAAGACGGCGAAGGGGACGGAAGTCAGGAATACAGACCTATGGGCCAGAATCATGGGGCAGCTGGACCGGCACCGGTACACCTTCACGGATGGGGATCATACATACAGTGGATGGATGGAGGGACAGCTGAAGCCAGATGGAAGGAAACATGGTTAAAAACCCGGGAAGCCAGGTAAGGACCGGGAAGGGACAGCCCTGGGAATCAGGACGTATAAGCAGAATAATCAACCTCATGCCGGACGGCGGGAGCCTGGCCATCAGCAGGGGGAATGGGACATGGAGGATTGAATGCCGCATAGACGGACGCCTGCTGCTCAGGGCGGAGGGACAGGAACCAGGGGGACACCTGGAATACATAGAGGACCTATTAAAAAAACTGAAAGGATTTGAGGGAGATGCGTGATATGCCGGAAAGGATCCAGGGATGTATCAGACCCCTGGAAATGGAAGCCTTTAAACACAAAATAAGGAGGATGGGAGGAGGCAGGATGATTGGAATCATGCCGGTCACCCTGGCCAAAAGGAAGATGGAAGTGGTTAATACCACATATCCACATGTCATTACATTGGCATATAGGAACAGACGCGGGGAAATCAAGGAGACAAGCGTGGGATGGCCCCAGGCGGCCCTGTTGAACCGGATGACGCACGATGAGCTGTTCCAGGAAGTGAAACGGATGCAGGAAGAGAAAGGGCTGCGATACTATGAGAGCCCGGTAAAAGAAGGGAAATCCAGGATCAGCCGGAAACGGCTAGCCCCATTAATCGTGTGGTACAGGGAATACGGCATGACATACACCCGGATTGCCTACATGACCGGGATATCCGCCAGTCTGGCGAGGGACATATATCTGAAGGAGGGTAAACATGTTTGATAGGTTCGGAGAATTTGACAGCGCGGACGAGATGAACCGTGCAGCGGCAGCACAGCGCAAGGAAGGCGATATGGATGCCATCCTTGCAATCGCAGAGGAAAACGGGATAGACAGGGAGGATGCAGAGGATTTCATAGCAGGGGATGTGGCGGCATTCGTCACGCCGCTGATGGCTGCTTATGGAAAACTGGAAATAGAGAGTGCGGAGCTGCATCCATATGAAATCATGGAGGACTGGCTGCAGTACATAAGGATACGGTGTGCGGAGGACCCTGGGATGGCAACCGCGGTCAGGAGACGGGGGAAAAGCCTGAAGGGATGCATGGCGGCCCTGCTGACGTGGAGCATGAAGAACCAGGTGGACGTGGATAAGGACATCCTGAAGGCCGTGGGGATCACCTACAAGGTGACATTGGGAATCCCGGGCATGGGAAGGGCCAAACAGATCATAACGGATTACTATCTTGGGAGGTGATGGGGATGCATGCATATAAAGGATTCAATGCGGACCTTACCTGTACATGCGGGAACGGGAAATTCCAATACAGGGTAGGGGAGACCATAAAGGAAGGATATTCAAAGGCCCAGCGCACCGGCGCACATTGCGCGGAAAACCCACTGGAATGCCTGCGCTGGTACCCGCTTGGATGTGGGAACCGGTACTTCCTGGTCGATGCATCCGGAAGCCTGGATGAACTGGGAGGGGATGACACACAGCTTGCCTGTACGGAGATGACGCTGCTCAAGGAGCTGTCACTCAAGGAATTTGCAGGGCATGCCATGATGTACATGGTCAGGCATCCCTTAAGGGCCTGGGAGATGGAACGGAGCCACATAAGCGTGAGGCGTGACAGGGCAGAGGCCGGGTGGGATGGGAGCATCGCAATCGCCCGCGGCCCCAGCCCAATGGTGAGGGGAAGGGAAGGGGCCATACTCGGACTCATCCGGGAGGAGGATGGGACCATAAAGGATGCCAAGCTGTTTGAAGTGAAGGGGGACATCCGGCCGGACACATGGTACGGACTGGAAGACAGGGAACCGAAGGAGGTAAGCCATGAAGCGTAAGGCGGTCTTAAGACTCACACCCATCAGGCCTACGGAAAAAGGGAATGTGGTGACCGTACAGACCACGGAAGGGATACTGGTCCTGAACTGCTGGAAGGACCGGCGCCTGGCAGGAAGGTACTGCATGAACCTGGAGACCACGGAGTATGCGTGTTACTTTGAGGAGGAAGGGAACTGGAGGGAGACCAAGCTGGGAGCACTTCTTGATGGCGGCCCTTATTTTGGATGGTATTCCTATTATAGCCTCAGTAAGGAAACAAAGTTCGAGCCAGCATCAGATGAAGCCATGGTCATGGACATCCTTAAGGAAAGACATCCCTACGGGAACGATGCCATCGTTGCCATCGGACGGCTGGAGGAGGAGTACAGTTCAGATAAGAGGATAGCAAAGGAAGGACGCAGGCTGCAGAAAATCCGGCAGAAGATGGACAGGGTACCTGAACTGCCGGAGGACTTCGGGGAATGGATACACAAAGTGGCCGCACAGGAGATGGACTATGCCTTCTTCGACAAGGAAAAAAGCCGTTGGGGATGCACA